TCATCTACCCTGACCTCTATATCTTTTCTTCGCCTTATTTCTACTAGTCGCAGAATACTTTGTATGTGACCCACGTCCTTGACGTGTTTTCTTGGGAGTTGCTTCAATAGTAACTGAAACACCCCAACCACCTTTTGCTTTTGCCATAAATTATCATTCTTCCTCTGTAGGAGGAGCTACTTGTGTTTGTATGTATATTCTATCAGAAACGAATGGAGATTTCAAGCTTCTGGGTTGAGTTCCACCAGTAATGACACATTTGTCACCACCGATAAGTGGAAACTGCCCTGCTATCTTGACTTTCCTATTCACAGACTTTAACATAGTCCTAGTTAATGGTGCACATTCAACAGAAGGTTTTGCTGGATTCAAATCAACAGGTGCAACTGCTGATGCTATACTACCCTCGACATACATGTTGAAAGGTACTTTTTCTATCACAACCCTAGTTGCAGTAGAAGGAACAAAACCAACACCTAGAGTCTGTGCAATATACTTACATTCCACAAACTCTATGGATTCTTCGTCTGTAGTT